GTTGCTCCAGTACCAGCAGCGCCAGTTGCTCCAGTACCAGCAGCGCCTACACCAGTTGCAGCACCTACTCCAGTACCAGCAGCAGCACCAACACCAACACCAACAGCACCTTCAGGAGGATATTGTGGTGACGGAAATGTTTGCGGTGGATCATTTGGTAATTGTGCTGCTGGACCATGTGGAGACTAGAATGGTATACTTATATAACAATAAGGAGAAAAAATGTACGCATGTGTAGTAAAAAATAGTCAAGGAACTTGGGATGTTTGGAATTCATTTTCATATCCTGCTGAATTTGCTAATAGAGAAGAAAGAGTTGAAACTGCATTGTTAAGTGGTTATCCTATTGTCGGAAAAAACTTAACAGAATTTGGAATGTCTGTTAGAAGTGGTGCTATTTGGGATGGAACAAAATTTAATGGTGGAGACCCTACATCATTAAAAGAAGGATCAAACACAAGTTTATATTCATATGTTTGTAATGATATAATTCTTTTAACTTGGTTTGGACAAGCAAATACTCAAAGTAATGACATGATGTCAGTAATTTTTTCTGAAGAAGAAGAAACAACAATAATTAAAGTTCCAGAAGGACAAACAGCATCTATTGGTGATGTCTGGGACGGCGAAAACATAATCAATCAACAATAATTTAAAGGGGTATTTATGTCAAAATGGGATGAATGGAAAATTGCAGCAGGTGCAGCAAGACCTTGGCACTTATTAGATCCAAGTAAATTAGTAGACAATAACGAAGTTAGCAATAGAAGATTTGAAATTTGCAAAGCATGTCCAGAACTAATAAAATTAACAAAACAGTGTAAAAAGTGTGGATGTCTAATGCATTTAAAGACTAAGGTAGAGGCTGCAACCTGTCCTATTGGTAAGTGGTAACATGAAATCTCCATATTTATTAAAAACAGTTTTGCCAACAGAAGAGCATAAGGCTTTGCAAAATTTAGCAATGAATTTATGGGCAACTGATAAAAGTACTTTTGATGAAGGATTTGGAAGACATCAGTGGGCAGTTTGGGACGGAACTCATAAAGAAAATACAGAACCATTAAAAAGATTTCATGAGATGCTATTGCCATTAGCAAAAGAAGAGTTTGAATCAGAAACACTTCTACCATCTTGGTGTCTTATAAGTGTTTATGAAGGCGAAAAAGCAAGACTTTGGAAACATAAAGATGACAACGCATGTACATATCACATTAACTATACAATATTTCATAAGACCCCATGGGATTTTTATGTAGAAGGAATAAAGTTTGAGCCAGAAGAAAATGATGCAGTAATATCGTATGGAAATGATCAAGAACATTGGAGAGAAGAGTTTCCAAACCCACATAATAATCTAGTTGCAAATGCTTTCTTTTTTTACACAGAACCAGATCATTGGTTTTTTAAGCACGGCCCACAGTATCTATACACTGACATTCGTAAAAAAGTTGATAGCGAAGAGCCAAAAACAGAAGTAATGTAGATGAATAAACTATTTTTTCAGTTATATAATCCAACAGGTCTTATAAATCAGGTTATGAGTCTTGAGTTAGCAGCAGGATTATCTGATGAATTAAATGTTCCAGCAATAATTCATTATGCAAAATATACTGCTGATACAAACCTATATAGCACAAATAGTATACCTATTTTTACACCAAGCAGATTTTATAATAGTCAAAGAGAAGGTTTTACAAATGCAAACCAATTTCCACACCTTTTGGATTTACTTGACTTTGATCAAAATTTGATTTTTATTAATGAAAAAATAAATAGTTTTCCACAAGAAGAATTTGTTATTGATGACATGATTAATGGTTTTTATTATAGTAATAGTGAAACAGTTTCAGAGGACGAACTTATGTTTGCCGAAGGACGACAGAGAGTTCCACTAGGCAAGACTCTTCACATAAAATTTACACTAGGCTGGTATTCTAGATTTTTTTATAATAGAAGTCAAAAGTTAAATAAGGCAATATCATCAGTTAAGTTTAAAAAAGAATACACAGATCTAGCAGATAAAATTTATTATTCTATTGGTCACTTTCAAGGAATGCACTTAAGATTATCAGATCATGTTAAGATGTTCAATACTACTCAAGAAATGTTTGAATGCTGGCTAGACAAGTTTGGGCAAAACAATTTGCCAATAGTTGTGACAACCTGTGAACCAGGACACAAAATGGTTCAAGACAATAAGCACAGGTTTATTCTATTAGATGAGTATATTGTACACAATTTTAAAGATGAGTTTATGGCTTTGCCGTTTCAAGATGAAGTTGTTTTTGGTTTAATTTGTAACCTAGTTATGCATCATGCTACAAATTTTGTAGGAACTTCAGGAAGCACTTATACAGCATACATACATAGAAATAGAAATCAAAAAGGAATTGAAACTTGGGATTTTTTTGACAATCCACCTAAAGCAATAGGAGAGCCTTACTCTTGGAATAACCATATCTTGGATAATGGAAAAAAGATGTGGTGGAGAGAATGGCCAGAATCAAAATGCTAAAAAGAATAGTCTATAAATTTAAAATGTGGCGCAAATATAGAAAAATTAAAAAAGGAAATATTATTTACTAATGTTATTCGATATGTTTAACCCAAGAGTTATTCCTCATGTTGGTTTTGACAAAACTAAACCAAAAAAAAATTATAGCAGTACACAAAAAATTTTAGCAGGGCACTCAGAAATAGAAAGACCAGAATACGAATATACATGGAACAGTGATGGATTAAGGTCGGTAGAGTTTTCTACAAAGCCATCAATCATAGCCCTAGGATGCTCTATAACGCTTGGACAAGGTTTGCCAGAACATCTTAGATGGACAAACCTTCTTTCTAGTCGCATTGGAGCCAGTATTGGCAATATATCTTATTCTGGAGCATCTGCAAATAAGTTAGTCTCAAGTTTTTTTGGAATGATTCATCAATATCAATATAAGCCAGAAATAGTTATTGCTCATTTTGCTAATTTTGAAAGACTATATTTTGTTAGCGACAATGGAGAAGCAATGCACGAATGGTTTATTAATCATAAGGCTAAAAAGACTAAAGCAAGTGCTCCTTGGGATTATGAAGAAATTTTGCCATATGAATGGGTTTACTATCAAAATCTTGATCACATAAAAATGTTAGAAGCATTTTGCGAGGCATCTGGAATTAAACTAATTTGGACTACATGGTCAAATGGAATGACCGAAGAGCAAGAACAGTTTATAAAAAATAACTTTAGGCATTATGTTCCAGACACAACAAAAAAAGAATTTCCTTCAAATTTTGAACTTGGGGTTTCTGCCAATAATGTTTCAGAGTTGTTGCCACAATATGAAATGATAGGATGGGATGGATGCCACCAGGGATGGAAAGATATGTACCCAGAACCATTTGATTATGCTTACGACTACCACAAAATTGCATATGATTATGGTAGAGTCAAGGGTCCTGGAGCACACTATCCTCATCCTGGACTTCACAAGCAGTTGCATATATCAGAGTTTTGGGAAAATAAAATATCTAAATATAGGGATATACTTTAAGTATAAGAGTTATGGAGAATAAATGAAAAAAGCGTTAGTTTTAGGAGCAGGTGGCTTTATTGGCAGCCACATGGTTAAAAGATTAAAATCAGAAGGCTATTGGGTTAGAGGCGCAGACCTAAAATATCCAGACTTTTCTATTTCGTTTGCTGATCATTTTGTAATTGGAGATTTATCTGTATATGAAAATGTTGAAAACGTAATAGACCCTATGGGCACATCAGCGTTTGATGAGATTTACCAGTTTGCTGCTGACATGGGGGGTGCTGGATATATATTTACTGGAGAGCATGACTCTCAGATAATGGAAAACTCAGCACTAATTAATTTAAATTTACTAAGAGCACAATCAAGACTAAATGATAAATACGGTATCAATAAGACAAAGATATTCTACTCAAGTTCTGCCTGCATGTATCCTGACTATAAGCAGTTAGATGTTAACAACCCTGGACTTAAAGAGTCTGATGCATACCCTGCAGATCCTGACAGTGAGTATGGCTGGGAAAAATTGTTTAGCGAAAGAATGTTTTTAGCCTTTAATAAAAATAATAAAATACCAGTAGCCATTGCCAGATATCACAACATTTATGGACCAGAAGGAACTTGGGATGGTGGAAAAGAAAAGGCTCCTGCAGCAATGTGTCGAAAAGTTATACAAGCAGATGGATTTATAGAAATTTGGGGGGATGGAGAACAAACTCGATCATTCCTATACATAGATGAATGCATAGAAGCAACAAGAAGGCTTATGGACTCAGACTTTACTGGACCAGTCAATATTGGGTCTGAAGAAATGGTTACAATCAATCAACTAGTAGATATTGCCTGCAGCATTGAAGGAAAGACTTTAAGCAAGATGCACATTCCTGGACCTCTTGGTGTTAGAGGAAGAAATTCTAATAATGACTTGGTTAGAGATAAGTTGGGTTGGGATTATTCAATGTCTCTTAGAGATGGAATTGAAAAAACCTACAATTGGATTCTTCAAGAAACAAAAAAGAACCCCTCCTAAGAGGGGTCCTAATTTGATATACTACTTAGGAAATTTGTTCATCCACATTTTGGTCTTTGGGGTAATACCCTTCCAAGAAGACCAATCTTCTCCACCGTTTGTCATGTAGTATGCAATTTCAGCATTTTTTACGGGATTAAAAAGTTCAGCGTTAGAGTTAAGATCAAACTTGGTTCTACGATCAGGACCAAGTGTATCAATCATATTAATTTGGAACATACCATAAGACGAGTCTCCAGTCTTGTGATTGCCATTAAAGGCCAATGGTCGTCCATTAGATTCTTTCTTTGCTACTGCCCAAGCGACAATAAGGTCCTTACCTTTAAAGCCAACAAGTGAAAGCAGTTGTTTTAGTTCTATATCTGTCAGAGAAGTCTTATTTTCAAAACTCTCCAACATTTTTGCTTTAGAAACCAAAAAAACCTCTTTCGAGGCGGTTTCCGATATCTGAGCCTGTTTCAGGCTAAGGTTGTTCTTGGTATCAAGATCCGAAATAGCATTAGCAGAATTAGACATAACTGTTACTAGTGCTACGATACTGAGTGTGCTAATGATCTCTTTGTTTCTTTCGATAAATTTAATCATAGTTTCCTCCTTAGAAAACAATAACACCTTGGTAGGTGTTACTACCTAGTATAACATAATTTTCATCTAAAAGTCAAATCTAGGTGTATAATAAAGATTATGGCTACAGGCGTATCATCTAATTATCCTACTATGAAGTATCCACTTGCTTCTGATCCCGTGAACGTACACGGAGACATTAAAGTACTTGTTGATGCTTTAAATGATATTTTGCCACCATTAGGAATGACTAGTGTTTCTTCACCAGTTAGAAATAATACTAATTCTTTGTTGTCTGCTGGAACTCCCGTTTATATTACAGGTAATGTTTCTCATGCTGGTCAAATGAAAACGACAGTAGAAAAATATAACCCTTCAAGTCAAACCCATAATCCAGATTCACCAATTCTTGGTTTGATACAAACAGGAATCTCTGCATTAAGCGATGGTGTTGCTGTGGTCTCTGGAGTTTTACAAATGAATACCACAGGTCTTGGATTGCCTGGAACAAAAGTTTATATTAATTCAAGTGGAGAACTTGTTGGAGGAAGACCTTCAACTGGCCCAGCAAGATATGTTGCAGTAGTTGCAGTTCAAGGAACACAAGGTTTAATTGTTGTTCAGACAAAAGGCAACGGTACATGGGGCGCACTCAAAGACGGATTGTCGTGATATAATAACATTATGGCTACCTTTAGAAATCAACCAACAGACTCTTATGCACTAGGTGCTGCTCCACCAGAAATTCGTTGGACAGTTGTTCGTGGTGATTCAGCAGCCTTTCGTGTTTATGTAACTAATGATGCAAGAGAGCCACTTCTACTTGAAGACTGGCAAGTTAAGATGGACATTCGTCGTAATGCAACTCTTGTTCTTTCTTTGTCCCCTCAGCCAATTGAGTTTCAAGATACAGAGGGAAGTTTTACTGTAAACCTTACATCCTCACAATCTGAACTTCTTCAGACAGGAGACATCTTCGATATT